GGCTTTGTTAAAATAGGTACTAGAAAATCTAAGCAAGTGATTGTTGATTATGATGTAAATGATTTACCAAAGCAGTATAAGACTGTTAAGGTTACTGAAACAGCAGATAAGGTAGCAATCAAGAAAGCACTAGAAAGTGGGGAAACAGTATATGGTTGCAGATTAGTAGAGAATGTTAACTTAACAATTAAATAATCATGGAAACAGTATTTAAAAAGGGAGATAAAGTGTATTGTGTTCTTTATGGTTGGGGTAGAGTTTTGGGAGTTGATGATGTAGGCACTTATCCAGTAACAGTTCTTTTTGATTGTGATGAAGAAATTGATTATACTGTAGATGGTAAATTGTATGATGATTCTTTTCCAATACTATCATTCACAGAATATACTTTACAAGGATTTAGCCAAGAAAGACAGATTGAATTACCAGAAGTTGGTGAGGATGTATTAGTGTTTGATGAAGAAGAACATTCATGGGTGCTAAAACAGTTTAAGCAATATGAAAAGCATTCTGAATATCCTTTTATTGTTACTGATAAATTAAGTTTTTTAGTTTATCAATACGCAAAGATGAAACGAATTAAAATCTTAGACTAATGAGTTGTACTTGTAAAGGTTTAGAACTAGCACCACCACATTTGAGAATAGGTTGCTATGGTATTACTTATGCTAAGCAGATAGAGCTAGAAGTTATGAATTATATTAGAAATTATGAATTTATTTTTATTGATAAGTTGGTTCGCAACATGGTATAGTTTAGATGGTAACTATACTTCATCTGGAGAAGTGTTTGATAGTAATAAGATGACTTGTGCTAGTAATCACTATAAAGTAGGTACACTACTAGAAGTAACCAATGTAGCTAATGGTAAATCAGTTGTCGTTAAAGTAAACGATACTGGTGCATTTAGAGGTCGCAAGCTAGACTTATCTAAAGGTGCATTTAGCAGAATAGCTAATTTAAGAAAAGGAGTAATTAAAATCAAAGTTGAAAAATTTAACGAACTATGAACGATTTGTATTATGAGTCCACTTACGAGATTCAGCAATTAGAGGGAGAAGAATTAGAAATCTATTTAAAATCATTATGAAAACAAAAATCACAAGCTTAAATCAGCTACCAGAGAAACAAAGAGAACAAGCTAAATTATATTATGAACACATAGCTAGAGCAGTTATGTTATGTCAATCAGCTATTCACAGCATAGATGAGGTAAACACTAATATGTTTCATAGGCACGAACTAAGAAGATGTGCCAATGCTTTTATTACTGGTGTGGAATTGTATGCTAACACCTTTGTAGAAACTGGAAACGTAACTATGGTTCAAACTTATTCTAACATAGTGAAAAGCATAGATGAGTTTAAGCAAAATATTAAAGTAACCATAATAGAAGCACCGAATGACAGCGAAAGATAAAGCAAAAGAGTTGTATGAAAAAATGTATTGGCATTTTAGAACAAAAGCAGATTCAGATATATGTGAACAATGTGCATTAATTGCAGTTGATGAAATAATAGAAGAAGTTAGAGAATATTGCGATGATAACTTTCATCAAGATAGATTGGTTTATTGGCAAGAAGTTAAATCTGAAATAGAAAAATTATGAAACCAATTGATGAAGCAAGAAGTCTGTACTGGACTTATATGAGTGAGTTAGATAGTCACGATTTAGCTATTGCTTGTAGTAAGATAGCATTAGATAAAATATTTCAAGTATGCGATACAATTATGCTTGATACAGCTTACTGGCAACAAGTTTATGAACATATAAATAGTTTTGAGAATGAATAAGAACAATAAGAATAGAAATAGGTGGGTAGTACAGCCCACCTTTGATGTTGGTTATGAAAGATGGACTTTTCGTAGTAACAGAAAAGGAGTTTTAAACTTAGGTAGAATGGTTAGAAAAGCAGTAAATAATAGAGAAGATGACAACAATTAAAGAGCAAATAGAAGAACTTAAAGCATTATTGACTGGTGATTTATTTCAAGATGGAGATATAATGCAAAAGATTTATGAGTTAAAGAAACAATTAAATCCAGAGATTGAAACCAATCCAGATGCAGATGATGATGATTCGGAAGAATGTTTGTATTGTGGTAGTTAAGCAGTTATGAGTATGTTAGAAAAGATATTAGAGTGGTTTCCAGAGGATGAAATACTCAAAGCTGATGGGTTTGATGAAGCTGTAATTGGTATTGATGAAAATAGTATGCGACTTATTTACTCTAAAAGTAAATGTATTGAAATATTATGTTCTGAAATGTCTGAAGAAGAAGCTTTAGAATACTTTGATTTCAATGTTTGTAATGCTTATTTTGGAGATAAAACACCTATCTGGTGTATTGATGATTTATAAAATTAAACAGTTATTATTATGTATGATAAAAATTTCAACAAAATAAATGTAGGAGATACAATTTATTTTTCATGTGGAGGTTGGCATTATGAAGCCCATGTTTATAATGTTACTAAAGATAGAATTTATCACTATCAAACAAGTAAAGGTAATGGAGAAGGACAGAGAAGAGATAATAATAGAATTGAGTGTGATAGGTATGTTGTGATTATGAATGGCATATAACACAAAGAGCAGTTTTAAATTTTAAATTAAAATCATGGAACAATACTATATAAAACAAGGAAGAAAATACGTACCAGCTGGAGTTAATTGCCCTAATCTACATGATGGTATATGGTTAGTAACTAAGAATACCAAAAGAGGTTGTAATCTGGTGTATTACATTGGAGATTTACAGAAACCAGTTAACCTACAGAATCATGCGTTTTTACAGAGTTTTACTGATGATTTAGGTATGTACATACAGAAGCTTAAAGATAATCAATCAGATGAGTTTAAAGATGCTAAAGACACTTTAGGTAGTTGGGTTCAAGAACATATAAATGTTAGTGGAATTAGTGCTAATGATTTAGCAGTGTTAGTAATGAGATTTTTAAGTGAGAAGCTATGAAACAGACAGCAGTAGAGTGGTTAGAAATGGAAATTGTAAAACTTGAAACGAAGTATGCAATTCTTGGTGAGATATATGAACTTTGTGAACAAGCCAAAGAAATGGAGAAAAAAGAAACTTTAAAAAGACAGTTATTCATTGGTAAAGTATCAGAGGTGATTGGTTTTGAAAAGACATTAGAGTTGTGGAAAGAAACATTAAATGAAATAAAATGAAAGTAGAGTTATTAAAAGTGTTTGGTGATGATGAAATGGTAGTTGATGTAGCTAGAGCTTCTTATGACAAACTAGCTGAAATGTACACAGAAAATGAGAATGATAAGTTAATAAGCTATTTAGCTAGGAATAATCATTGGTCGCCATTTAGCCATCCTAAAGTACAATACAGATTGCAGATTCCAATCTATGTAGAAAGACAAATTATTAAGACACAAGCTGGTGTAGAATACAATTCTATCTCTGGTAGATATGTTGATTTTTCAGATACTTATACTCTGGTTAAAGAGTGGAGAACACAAAGTAAAAGTAGTAAGCAAGGTAGTGCAGAGCCACTAGATATTTATGGTCAAGAAGCTTGCAATGTGATTGAATATTCAGTAAAAGAGTTTTGTCAAGATGCTTATAAAAAGTTGATTAATCTTGGTGTTAGCAAAGAACAAGCTAGAACTATTTTACCATTAAATCTGAATACTACAATGATATGGACTGGTAGTTTGTATTCTTTAATCAGATTGTGTAAGCAAAGATTAAAGCCAGATGCACAGCAAGAAACTAGAGAAGTTGTGCAATTGATGTTAGACCAGTTAAAAGAAAAACAAGTATTTAATCAAAGTTTAAAAGTTTATGAGTTATGAGTAAGTCTGGTGATGTTGTAGGCAACTTCAAGCTTCTTTTTAAGGTTGATACTTTAAACTACCTTGTTGAAGTATTAAATTGTTGCCCTAGTATCTTCTGGAGAGGTAGAATGTATCCATCATCTTTTATTTCTCATTGGTCATTACATAGATTAATGATTGAGGTAAAATATGGAAACTTTTGGTATGCAGTTAAAATCCAAAATGATGAAAGTAAATCTGTTTCTGTTAAAAGAAAGAAGTGTGATTGGTGCGACAAATACAAGGTAGAGTATAAGTTAACTAATTTAGGTAAAGGAACTACGGATAAGGAATATAGAATTTGTGATGAGTGTAATTATGAATATGATGTTTATTAATAATATTAATTATGAGAAAAGTAAATAGAGGTGATGAGGTTATTGTAAAAGATAAGAGTTTTCAGAAATTTACCTTTGGTAAAACTTATAAAGTTAACGAATCGACTTTAACACGTTTTACATTGACCGATAATGCTGGTGATGAGATTGTTTGGAAGCACGAACATTTTGATATGTATTTTGAGTTTTCAAAATCGGAAAGCAAAGATGAAGCACCTAAACACTATGACAATTCTAATGGTAGTTTGTATCTGTTTGCAGACAAGCAAGGGTTAAATACTTGGGAATTTGATATAGTCAAACGTATTGTTAGGTGTAGAAAAAAAGGTAATTTTAAAGAAGATTTAGAAAAAACTAAATTCCTTATAGATTTATACTTAAAAGAATGGACAGAGAATTAAGACACATTGATTGGTTTAGAGATAATATAGGTAAAACGATATACGGAACTTCTGGATGCAGTTGTTCCGTTTGTCATATGCAATACCTTAAAGGTGTTAGAATATCTGATTTAAACCATGCAAATTCATTGTATAGTATTCAAGATACTACTAACAGAAGATATTTCACCTCTAAAGAAGATAGAGTTGAGTATGAACGAAGTTTAAAAGGATAAAAAATTTTTATAGCCAAACGTATATATGAAGATAAAAGTAAGCACCAGAGTAGTGCTAATATTCAAAAATCGTGTAGTAAAGATTCCAATTAGTCTTAGAGGTTACTTACAATGCTTACAAGAAGCTTATATATGGGATAAATACAAGCATTTAAACCTTATAGGCGAACTTTATTGGTTCAAGTATGGTATTGTATGTATGAAGCGATATAAACCAGTTAGAGAGGTTTTTCACCTGGATGTGTTCAGAGTAAAGAATAACATTGAAGAATTAAACATAGTAATGTGTGATCTGTATAATAGAGCCAATTGGGGTGAGGATGAATCTGGTAAAAAGATATTAATTGATTACGGAATTAATGAAGAAATTTCTAAAATGTACAATCTTTAAATAATTTTATTATATTTGTACGGATTTC